CGGCGTTGGGTGTGCTGCGTTTCGGCGTAAGTGATTTCAATGTGGACACACGTTTCGTATCCATAATTTTAAGAGTAAAATTGTGAGAAAGCTGATTGAAATGCAACGCCGGAATGGATACGATTTTCATTTCGTCCTTATTATACACAACGTCTTTGCTTTTTGATAATTTGTTTTTGTCCAAACAGCTGTTGAAGAAATTCTTTAATAGTTTGATGTCTTTCGACGGCATTGCGTGTTCCTTGCCGTATGTTTCCGCAAATACATGGAGTTTCTGTATTTTCGCGGTTTTATCCAATTTTATCCAATTATCACGGGTATTTCGCTGGCGTTCACGGTCCAGCATTTTATCAATATTGTCGGTTGATGGCTCAGGCTGTGAGGGCTCATTCGGGTCCTGGACCTGGTCCGCGTCCAATATTTCATTTTTCACGATTGTATTATCGGTTGTAGAGTGAGTTGCAAACATTATATAATGTGGTTGTCTTTATATACACTAATTAAAAGAATATGTTTATCTTATTTTCATATATTATATATTGACGTCGGTCGTCCGGCCTACACAAAATAGTTTATTTTGGTCTTGTCGGGTCCATTTACATGTACAAACATGGGGTTTCTGTTTTTGTATACAGCCGTCTGGTTTTTCCACACTAATTGGTCCCATTCCATATCTTCTGTATTTAAAAATAGTCGGTTCTCATAATCGAGACCAAATAACCCCGGATGTTTGAAATATTGCTGTGTCCAAAACCGCTGGTCGTCATGTGAGTCATTGTATTCATATTCGGCCAAACAATGCCTTAGCGCCCATGCATATCCAATAAACATACCACTATTTAAAAAGGGAAATTCCAAATGTCGATTTGTATAGAGCTCAGCTCGGTTTGCGTCTGGGTGACACTGGGACTCACAACCAAACACTATTGGTTTATCCATTTCTAAAAACCGTTTTCCTATTTCATTTTGAGAACCACAATATACTACATCATATGCATCTGTAAATAACACGATATCTTGGGGGCGAATTTGTGGATGAAACAAAAAATCGCGTGTTTCCCGCAATTTCACGCCGAAATTGGCGGTTCCTTCCCAACCAATTGACCGGTTCTCGTGTAATCCTAATACAACTATATGTTCGTTCTGTTTTTGTACCTGTTCTATGATTTTATTGAGAACATGATGAGGCTTCGTTGCAACCGTAATATAATACAATTTGGGACCGTCTATTGACATGTTTTACAGAAATATATGTATAGCATATATTCATGCGTTGTTTTATGTGTATTTTTCGGTAAAATATATGTATTGTTTATTGGGGATGCAGGTTCTCCATTTTCAAAATTTGAATCAATAAAAACATATCAATAAAAACAAATCATCGAACTGTTTGTGCCAATTTATTGTCATAGAAATTATGGGGTCCATTTGCTGATGGCCCGAAACAGCGCCATGTGCATACCAAATTTGGGTGTGTTTCGTGCGACGGGGTCGGTGGAGAACTTGGCAATCACTGTTTCTGTTTCCTGATCTATCCACAAATATTGTCCGTAGATTCCGCGGGCATGGATTTCGTTGGTTTTTGGATTTGTGGGGTGTTGGTTGACCCACCACTGGTTCTTATATGGTTTTGTGCTGTACGTTTCCGCAATCCACGATGGCGGAATGAGTTGCTCGCCAGTGGGTGTTTTGCCTCCATTGATAATGAGTTGCCCGAATATGGCCATATCCAGAGTAGTGCACGATATACCGCCATTTCCAACCGCCATTCCTGCGGAATCCACTGTGATATTTGCGTTGTGTTGGGCTCCCATGGGTATCCATAACTCTTTTTCCAATAACTTGGCATATGTCATTCCAGTCACATGAGAAATAAGCCATGCTAATACATCGGTGGTAGCAGAACAATATTGGAATCCAGAACCATGTTCATCGGGCTTCAGTGACAGCAAAAATGAACGAAGTGTGGAATGTTCTCCGGTGGGATTGGTCTTCCACCCACATGCGCGGTCCAGTTGATTCATTTCTGAGTGAGGAGACGCGTAATCTTCTGTGAATTTGAGCGTGACCTGCATGTCTAGCGCTTGGGCGACGGTGGCGCTGCCGAATACACATGTGTTTAGTTCTGGCAAATAGTATCCCATAGTTTGTTCCGGATCGATGGCGCCTTTATTTATCATTATGGCATATAAAACACCGAGTATAGACTTGGAAACCGATTGCAACAAATGTTTTGTATCTGTTTTCATACCATTAAAATATCTTTCATAGAGAACATTCCCTTTGCGCAATACGAATATACTGTCTGTGTATGTATTTTCGAGGATTTGGGTGAACTTATTTATGCTCCCGTCAACAATGATGTCCATGTGTTCCAATGAAGACGCATTTTGTCCAACGGACACGGATCGATGACGGTTCTCTGTTGCACATATTTCGTGTGTCGTTAAAAAATTGGAAACATGCTGAAATGCCCATCGATTTAACGGTCCATCTTGCCAATTATCCAGATGGAAATCGAGAGGTAGATTGTTCTCCATTTTATGTTATTGTGACATATATTTTATGTAATTTATCGGGATATATGTGTGTGCTTAAGTTTTTGAATAAAAGTGTACAAATGTTTATTTGATAATGTTTGAAGATAAAACGAACTTTTTATTTGTATATAATATGCAAATGGAAGTAAAAAAGGGCAAATATACATTTTTTATAACTAATAATATTGAAACATGGAATGGTGTTATAACAGGAATTAATTATAAAATCGTTGGAAATATCCGCGATTGTGTTAATATTTCGGTTCAAATTGATAACAATGTGGCAGTTTCGGCTTCTATTCCACACGCAATGTATGACGAAGAATGCGGTCTTTATGCGCCACTTGGTAGAGGCGAAGGTTCTATTATTATGATAAAAACACTTTTAATTCATATTAAAAGTTTGCATCCAGAACTGAAAAAAATTAGATTTGATGATATGTCTTCAATTGAATGCACAACCAACGAAGACCTGGAAAAAAATCGGTCAATGCCATTATACTATTTATCAATTGCATACAATGGTGAAACTTGGTATGAAAAATATTTTCGCGCGGGTCAAGAAGATACTACAAAACAAAATGCTTACCGCGTTCGTGTGAATAAAATGTTAAATGATATAACTGAAAAACCAACCGAATATATTGATTTTCTTAAAATTACAAAAGTCCCAATGAATATTCGTGTGGAACTTGAAAACTTTTACACAAACTCTAACACTTATACGGAGTTCTTTCATTTAATCCCAAAACAAGACAGATGCCGTCTTTTAATGCCATGGATAAAAGAGTTTATGAACTATTATTTGAAGGGAGTATTTTCAAACTTTGATTGGGAAATACAACTCTCAAATATTAGAGGCGGGTCTTTATCAAAAACAAGAAAAAAACAAAATAAAGGTGAAAAAAAATATTATTGTCCAACCGGTTTCAATCGAAATATGAATTATCTGGAAGACATTGGAGCAAATGTGCTGTGAAAAATCGGCGTTTGAAATTACCAAGGGTGTAAACATGATTATAAGGTTATATTTTTTTAGTTAGTTATGATACTTATTCTTATTTATTACTAAAATTCATATAAATATTGCGGGTCATCCGTTAATCTATCAATATTCCAATTTGTAATTGGTTGGTTGAATTCAAGTGCTTTACTAAACATGCCCTTCATATTGGTCACGTTTGATACATTCCAATCCCCAATAGCTTGGTTGAAGACATCTGCCATACTAAACATGAAAGCCATGTTGGTAACATTGGATACTTCCCAATTCCCAATAGCTTGGTTGAAAGACTTTGCACAACAAAACATGTGATTCATCTTGGTGACCTTGGATACATTCCAATTTTCAATAGATTGATTGAACACATTTGCACCAAAAAACATGCTATCCATGTCGGTAACCTTGGACACGTCCCAATCCCCAATCGGTTGATTGAAGGAATGGGCACACATAAACATGCTCGTCATGTCAGTAACATTTGACACGTTCCAATTCCCAATAGGGCGGTTGAATCCACTTGTTCCGTAAAACATGTAACTCATGTTAGTAACATTTGACACGTTCCAGTGACTAATGTCATCATTGAACCCTGCCTTGTCCATGAACAACCTACTCATGTCATCATTGAACTCTATCTTGTCCATGAACAGCTTACTCATGTCCGTCACACTGGACACATCCCAATCACTTATATGACCATATTTTTCTTCGGCTTCAGCACGATTACTGCACCAGAGATTTACGGCTATTCTAATATCAGGATTGGTTCTCCACAGCTTCTTACTTTGCATCATTGGTCTAAAAATAACCCATAGAAAATCTGGTTGGATGAATTCGGTTCGAATTCCTCTACTACATTTTTCTTTTCTTATGCGATAGAGCCAATGCAATATATAAAAATTCTCTTCAGTAAAGAAGTTTGACTCTTTAGCTCTTACTAAACTATAAATTATATTTTGGTATAGGTCCGTCATTGAACGAATATTAAATTATACTAATATAATTATTAAATTAGTAAAAAAGGAATCATTTTTTTAATTTATTTTTTATAAAATTATAATATTTTTCATTTTGTTTTTGTGGGTCAAAAAACAAGAAAAAAACAAAATAAAAGTGAAAAATATTATTATTGTCCAAACGGTTTCAATCTAAATATGAATTATCTGGAAGACATCGGTGCCAATGTGCTGTGAAAAAACGGCGTTTCACTTCGTAGTAAATGAGAAAAGGTGTGTAAGTTTTTGAATAAAAGTGGACAAATTATTTAATGATGAATTCGTCAAATAATTGCGGTTTATACCAGCGAAGATTTAAAATTTGCACGCTCCAACGTTCAGTTGGAGTGTCATTTCAAATCGTTACTGGTATCTGGTCATTGAAAATTTAAAATGGGACATTTTTAAATGTTCAATGGTTTAATCTCGGCATTTTAATCTACTGCCAATCATTCGAAAATAGCAATTGTTATACATTATATTTTTATCCAGCGCCTTTGCCAATGTTTTATCGCTCATTTTCAGTTGTTTTATACAATCATATTTACACACAAATTCTGTTAATAATTGATTGTCGCATGTGTATTGCCCTACGCCATCTTTATACAACAATGGTGTCCCATAATTATCTTCAAACGTGGTTCTCATTTCTTCATTGCATTTCTCGTACAATGCATAATAATGTCCGTTTGTTATAGATGCATTTTTTACAGGATTGTCTAGTGCAGATGAAGATGCATATCCATTTTCTGCCGCCGCGGTTTTTCGGTCGATATACACATTCAAAATCTCTGTATTTTCGCCGTTTATCTTTGCAATATATCCCAGGTTTTGCGGCCTGGTTTGTTTGGTTGGGGGGAGATCATGAATTAGATTCGGGTCCAAACTTCTATCTACAAAAGCCCATCGATAATTGTTGTAAATGGTATTTTCTTTCACCGCCTTATCGATACTTGGGCGTTTAACACTGAAATTGTGTTCCTTCAAACATTCTGCTACGGATTCATACACTTTTACGATAGTCATCGTTTCCGGATTGATTTTTTGGAGACGTGGGCCGACCGTTACTAGCGGCTCGTTGAAACCAGTCGTTGTTTTAGTTTGCGTGGAATTCAGTTTGGAAACGATATCTAGGTTCACTTTTTCTAGATTGTCGATTTTAGATGATAACTGTTTGACGCACTGAAGTAACTCTTGGATTATCATGTTGTCGTTATTCGTTGTTTTCATTTCTAACATCAGTTTTAGTTGTTGAACTTCTAATTCTAACTTATGCGTATCACTGTTGTTGAAATATTTGATATTTGTGTTGATTATATCTAATAAAGTTTGATAAGACAGATTCTTTCCTATTAGAAAGAGTTCTAGCTCGGTTTCATGTCCGGGCAGGTCATTTACTCTATTTCGCCGGACCAATTCATGTTCTTTGATAAACGTTTCAAAATCCTTGCTTTTATTAACGGTAAAGCAATCTAACAACAAACACTCTTCGTATTTTGTTTTGTGTTCTTTGTATCTACCTAACACTCCTTTTCGACTTTCGCCAATTTTTATGACATATTGGCAATTTTCATGTGTTTTTACCTTGATTACATAAAAAATGGCACCGCTCGTTGCATATTCTTGCATCAATACCTTTTCCCTTTCTAGCATTTTTTGTTTCGCTAATTTGGCGTCGTATTCGTGTTTATTTTTGTCTTCTATTTGAAGGATTTGTTGTTTTAATTCGTTACTTTCTTCTACCAATACTTCTTGTAAAATTTCTTCTAATTTAATAAAATATTCGTGTATTTCGTCTGCTTTTTTTGTCCCGGCTTTTATACAAAATAATTTAAATGTTTTTATATTTAACATAATAATATCTTTATTGTGACCACCTCTGGTGTCAGATGATTGCTTATCATTTGGGAGAAGCGATTGTTTATAATCTAAATCTTGTGTAAAACATTTTTCCAATAATCGTTTTGCGTTAAATTTAGAACTAAAACCTAACCAATTCCACACATTATCTAGGTCGATTACGAAATCGGTCTTGTTATTGTGTTTCAAATAACAATAAAAACTGGCTAAAAACATTTGTTGTTCATAATTATTAAAGTGTTTTTGTACCTTTTCAACTATTTTTGACTGATAGTTACCATTTAATTTGGTAATTGGGTTGCTTTCAATGAGATTTACAATGTCTATGCTCATTCTATACATTATATATTGTGAGTTCTTTATATTGGTTTTTGCTTCAATAATCAAAAACCAATAATATGAATATTATGAATTTTCAAATTTTCAAAAAATTGAATGAAATAAACATTTGAAATTTATCCACATAAAATGTCGAAATGCCTCGCAATTGATAGAAATAGTCATGGTTGCAGATGTAATGCAATACATGACTCTCGGTTTTGTAAAAACCACGCATATATGGCTGACTATACAGACGAAATGATAGCAAACCAGACGATTTGTTCTGGCTGTAAAAAATCGTATTATTTGCCAGATGGAATTAAGACGTGTTCAAATTGCAAAGAACGCGGAAAACAGTCGTCACTAACAGCAAAAGAAGCGGTTGTATTATGTGCTAGTGACAAATGTAAATCCAAACGGTCGATTGAGAACAATTATTGCATGAAACATCAATTATGTGTTTTCGTCGACGAAACTGCTGCATTAGGCAAAAAATTATGCAAGCAGTACGTCCGTGGTTGTCGTGCACAATTGGATGCAGAATATTCCAAGTCTACATGCGAAGAATGTTTGGTAATTGAGCGAGAAAAAGACCGAGCTAGGCGCGGTTATGCCCAAAAAACGACTGCACCTGAACCAAATAAGCAGATTTGCACAACATGTTGTAAAACATTGGACGAAGAACAATTTATCGGGCATAATGACGTACAAACAAAAACGTGTGCATCGTGCAGAGAAGCAAATCGTCTACAAGATATGAAACGTGACAAAGAACACCGCAATGAACTGGCGCGTATAGCCGAGCAGAAGCCGGAACGAAAGGCCGTAAAACAACAATGGAATGAAAACAACTACGAAAAAGTTGCATTGAAGAGCATGAGTTATAGACGGCGCCAGATAGAAGCGAATGTAGACCAATATTTAAATAAAAATGCGGAAAATGCAAAGCAATGGCGAGACAATAACCCTGAAAAAGTTGCTATTAATAATTTGAATAAAATAAATAGTGTTGAATTGCAATATGGCGTGTATTGTCGAAGCGCCAGAGATAAAAATCTGGACTTTAAATTGTCGCTAACTGATTTTACAATATTAACTGAACAGTCGTGTTACTATTGCGGCATTATACCAGAACGCGGCTTTAATGGCATTGACCGAATGAACTCAGTAGTTGGTTATGTTACCGATAATTGTGTAAGTTGTTGCCAAATGTGTAACTATATGAAAGCGTCATTGTCAGTAGATGCATTTCTCGGTCGAGTAGAACATATTTTGACACATAACGGACTAATCGATGGGCGATTATTTCCGGAAATGTTTCCAGATTATACATCGGCTTCTTACATTCATTATAAAAATCGGGCATCAAAAAAGAATTTAGATTTTAATTTATCACATGATGAATTTGACGCACTTAAATTACATCCGTGTTATCTTTGTGGAAAACCATCTAATTCGCAACACCTGAACGGCATAGACAGAATAGATAATAACAAAGGGTATATGGTGGACAACGTAAAGTCCTGTTGTTTTGGATGCAATCATATCAAACGCAATTATATCCTGGAAGATGTATTTAACAAATTTATGGATATACATTCGTTCAAAATTGTACATGAAAACACAGTACTGCCTAACATGATAGTTAATCAAATGACGGTTGAATCCGTAGAAAATGGTATTGCAAATCATGATGCAAACAACGAATTAATACAAATAAACAATAAAGATATGGTAGCAAATACAAATAAAAAGACAGATGAAGAAAAACGCGAGGCAGCGCGCATTCGCAAGGCAAATCAGCGTTTACGTCTAAAAGAGAAATACGGTAACGATGAATATAATCGTCAGAAAGCGGAAGAATTGGCAAAATATAGAAAAAATAAAAAGACGGAGATATAATATGTGTTTATGAAGCATTAATTAATTTATAATTTTTTTATAAATTAATATTTTACATTATAATATTTTTTATTTTGTTTTTGTGGGTAAAACCCATTTTATTAGTTTGAAGGTCACGCAAATGATGAAGGTCACACCATTCGATCAATTTGAGTAAGCTACGCCCGCCATGCCGCTCATAACGCGGAGAACGTTGTAGTTAACAGCGTACACACGGACCTTAGCAGTGTTGACACCAGACACAGTTCCGGAGGAGAGCACCAACTGAAGAACCGCGTTGTCGATTCTGGAGAAGTTGCAAGATCCGCTGGGTTGGTGCTCCTCAGGGCGAAGGGCAAAGGAGTACACGTTGATACCGCAGTCAGGGGCACGGGTGTGGTGCTGGAAGGGCTGCACAACGTCGAAGTAAGAACCCTCACGCTCGGAGAAGCGGTCCTGGCCGTTAAGCTGGAGCTTGGCAGTGACCACAGGGTTCTCACCCCAGCAGTGCATGTCAAGGGCAGACTCAGCCAACACGAAGGTACCGGCATCAGACAACACGGAGCCGAGATCAGTAATGGCGTTACCAAGCTGGTGACCAGCAGTAATACCAGAGGCATCGTTATCAGCGGCACCCGCCATCTGGAAAAGACCAGAAGCGTTCACGAACTGATTGACACCAGAGACGGAAGCAGATCCACCGAAGGCATGGATGGCGTTGGGGAGGGCATCAATGGCATCAGTGTAGTTGAAGGGCTGGGCACCAAGGGTCTTGAACAAGAGGGAGTTAGCCTCAAGGGAAGAGCAGTAGTCGACGTTGGCATCAGGCTGAACAACCCACACCAACTCCTTGCAGGGGTGGTTGAAGTTGAGCTTGATCTTGTTGGAAGAAGAACCGACAGACTCGTCACCAGTGAACTGGAGCTGCTCAATCAAGTACTCATGGGGGTTCTGGGCCATCTTGCGGCGCTCATCAGTGTCGAGGAAGATGTAGTCAACATAGAGGGAAGCAGCCACGAGGGATTGCTGGTAAGCAGCGGCAACAGTCTTGGCACCGGCACCCAAAGCAGACACGGCCCACAAGCACTCACCAATGGGGCGGAAATCAATGTTGATCTTCACCTCGTGGTACTGAAGGGCAATCAAGGGAAGGGCAAGTCCGGGGTTGCGGCAAAACCAGAAAAGAAGAGGCACGTAAAGGGTGGTCTCAGGAAGAGCCTTGCGGGGAGCGCACACCTGGGCAGGTCCTCCGGCAGCGCAGGGGCCAGACACATCAGCGAAGGCGGGGTCAGTGATGTAGGTAAGTTGGGTGGTGTTACCGATCATCTTGTAGTAACCCGCCTGTTGCTCCTTGGAAAGAGTAAGCTGGTTCCAGATGTGCATCCAGTCACCGTACTGGCGGTCAATGCGCTGACCTCCAATCTCCACCTCAACCTGGGCAACCAACTGCTCACCAACAAAATCTAACCAACGGGCATACACACCGGTAGGACCAGTAGTATTAGCCATGTTCTGGTTGATCTCGGGGAGAGTCACCTGGAGGTAGGTGCGGTAAGCCAAATCACCGTTGCGGCTGATTGTGCATGTCACACGGCGGCCAAAATCGGCCTGGCCAGAGAAAGTCTGCTCAATAGACTCCATGGCGAAGTTGGTGTGGCGTCTGTAGGACACCTTCCAGAAAGTAATCTCGGGGGTTCCGGTAAGGAACACATCTTGGGCGCCATAGGCGACGAGTTGCATCAAACCACCAGCCATATTTTATGGATTATATTGTATCCAAAGAAAATAATTTTGGAAGAATTGAATTAATTAAATTAAAATAAAAATAAAAATAAAAAGCAGTCCTTTTTATTTTTGGAAACACCCCTAAATAAATGATTCACATGACGAAATTCCCGAGACCCCATGTATTTTTAATGGTTCTCATATAACCGCCTGCGTATTCATATTAACCAGAGATATTAATTCACAATTACTATATTTGTGGTTACAATCACTGAATTTTCAAAATGTCTAAACCATTGAAGAATTAAAATGTCCCATTTTAATTTCTCAATGGCCAGATACCAGTAACGTTTTGAAATGACGCTCCGTAGGAGCGTACCATTTTAAATCTTCGCTGGTATAAAACACTGCCGTGGTTGGTCAGTTATGCCGGACCACTTAACACATAATCCACCGACAAATTCGATGCCACAAATGTTTCTAAATAATTCTCTTGGAATATCTCTTGTCGGTTCTCATGCTTTTTGGTGAAAATATAGGAGTCTTGAGATTTGCGTACAGTCCACCCCTGCTCCAATGCATTGGTGATAAACAACATCTTTTGAAAGGCAGGTTTGGACAATTGCATATGATTGGGCAGACCAATCGTTTTAGGAGATGACATGATTTCGTGTTGAGTTATATATGAGGTTTAGATTGTGTTTTATTAGAGGATACGAGTTTTTATGTGTAAACATATTATATAATTAACACTTAACATATGGTAAAAAAACTAAATCCATCATTTGTTGCATATTTTGCTGCCTATTTGAAACAATTATTAAGTATCAAAAAGAATGGTGGAGTCATAACTGCTGCAGATTTTCAAGACAAAGTCACTGAAGCTGCAAACAAATATTTAAGTGAAAATTATGGTATAGATGCAGGTGGAGTACGTAGTGCAATCGCACAGTCCACACCAGAAGCTGAGTGTGCCAATGCTATAAAAGCCCGTGTCCACCACGGAATTGGTGATGATGCTAGAATAAGCTATTATAAAACGCAAACCGAAATCGGTAATTCAATAATTGACGATCTTCCCCAAGCGAAAACCGTCCACAAGGAAGTTACAGATTGGACATCTAAAACTAACATGTTATTATTTGATGCAAATGCTGGCAAAATGAGACAACAAACTGTAAATTTTACTCCTGATAGAGCGGCATACTGTGGTAAATGTTGGATATGTAATACCGACGTAATGTCTTATAGTGGCAAATCTACCCAAGAACATCGCACGAAAAGCGATTCGACTACTACAGAATTTTTAGATGGTACGACGCCATGTGGCGATTGCGAGCATGTTTCTGCGATCATGGCGTCATACATAGCAGGTATGTTAAAGTCGGGTGGATTTGCGAAGTTTTATTGGGCATCTTATTACGTTGCATGTGTTGAGTGTAATAGAAGGAAATCAAATTATATAGGGGTGAAATTACATTCAACGAAAGGTTGGGAAGTTGATATTAATGGCGTTAATGCTATAGTTGATGCTATATTTCCGGTAAACGATCTAGACCAACATGCATCTGAATACAACCCTATCCGTAACGCACTTACTGAAAAATATAACTCTATGTCACCCGAACAAAAATACGAACACAGAGCCAAAGTGTACAAAAATATTGAGACCGGTACACAAACGTGGTGTCAAGCAGCGAATGAACAAATGGCAAAGTCGAAAGCAAGTAGCAAAATGGCATTTAACGTGAGTAGGATTATAGTAGCGATTACTGGACATTTAGATGTTATTACAAACAAATTACAAAAGAAAGCCAAGATAATTAAAACTGTAACCAAACCTGCTAGCACGGGGAAAAATACAGGCAAGGTCGTTAAATCGTCACAACCGAAGGTAGGATCTAAAGTGTCCAAGAGTCGCGGCAATAAAGGTGGCGCACCAACCAAAGGAGACGATGATATTTTGGTCTGGGAAGATTTAAACGAGAATGAGACCGCACATGCAGATGAGACACTAGATGAAGATAAAGAAGATGCAAAACCGCTCGATACCCTTATATACGAGTTTAAAAACTGGTTTTATCAAACTACATATGGTAACGAGTTATTGAATGAATATAATAGCGACCCTGACACATTTGAAATGTTAATGACCAGATTATCACATTCAATGGAAGAAATACTTATTTCATTACATGATATAAAACTAGTTGATGTTTCTGCTAGTTCAGCTGAAACAACTGCTTTGCGTTATCCGGCAACACAATCAAATTCAGGTACAGGTTTAGAAACGCAATTCGTAACAAATGAAGAAGCTGGTATGTTGACACCAAAGGGAAAAGATCATGAAGAATCCGGTACGACAGAATCTGGTAAAACCATCAGCGTTATTACTCCTGGTACGAACGAATTTGGTACCAAACGGCCTAGGTCACAGTCACCTTCAACAGTCGACTCTTCGCAAAGTCTCTCCCAGGATCTCTCGTCAGATACCGATGAACAAGAACGGAAATCCACTAAGACAGAAGAGACTACACCCGGACTTCGTGTCGTAGGTCCGGTAGAAGGTACCCAATCCCAAGGATTTGGAGAAGAACGTGGTGGAAGTAGGTTAAATAAACGCCACTCCAAAAACAGAACAAAGCGTATTTCCTACATCAAACATAAACAAACACGCAAAAATCTACATTCCAGAAAAACAAAATAATAATCCATCAACACACCATTGAAAGAAAAAACGTATAACATTAGGTACACGTTTTTTATTTTTCCACTGCTCTGCTCATCTCATTTATTGTTCGCTTTTTTACACACATTTTACACCAATCTTTTCGCAATATTCTTGCACCTTTTTGTAAGCGTTGTTGTATGTTTCATTTATCAAATGGCTGGTTGTAATCTCATCTGGATAATTTGAAGCGGCATGTGCGATACTATTCCAGTGAATGTCAATAAATATAGATACATGTTTGCAACTATTACTAACCGTGCGACTATTGAAATAATAATCCGCAAATATAAATGGTTTGTGTAGAGGTAGTTGAGCGAGACCATCTAACAATAGAAACGAATGATGTCCAAGATATTTATCAAAATCGGTTGTGTATCTTGGACAAAATATCGGGTCTTCATAGCATCCAT